CGTAACGCGATCATGACCGAAGGCCGCAACCTCGCCCGCTCATGGAAACTCTGAACACTGACACGCTGCGCTGGGCGAACAAGGTCGGCATCACCCCTGACCGCTTGGCCTTCCTGCTGGCCTGCCCTAAGTACACCCGCACCGGGCGACACGACAAGCCCGCTTACATCAAGGCCGAGAACCCTAATCACCACCTCCAGAAACTCGGCGACTGCTACTGGTTCCGCCTGCGTCGTCGCGGGAAGGACATCGTCGAGAACATCGCGAGCGACCTTGAGACCGCCCGCAAGCGCCGTGACGAGATGCTCGCGGCCTTCGACGCCGGAAAGCCCATCCCTTACATTAATATCCGATGAGCATCATCCGCTGGGTCGCCGCTGGAGACAACCACGGCCATCATGTCTGCGAAGAGACGCAGGAAGCCTTGGCAGATTTCATCTGGAAGCGCTGGAAGCCTACGCTACGCATACACCTAGGCGACTGCTTTGACTTCGGAGCTTGGAGACGCGGGGCAACCCCTGACGAGCAGGAGGAAAGCATCACTGACGACCTGAAGCACGGCAACCACTTCCTCCGCAAGGTGCTTAAGCCGACGATTTTTATGCAGGGCAACCACGACATCCGCGCCGAAGAGCAGATACTCTCCCGCAACGGCGACCGCCGCGACAACGCCATGCGTGCAGTCCAGTCATATACCGACACCCTGGCTGAGATTGGCTGTAAGGAGTTCCACCGCTACTCGGTCAAGGGTAAGGATGCCGAAGGGGTCAACCGCTTCCGCGTGGGCAAACTTACCGGCACGCACGGCTTCAAGGCTGGCGTGGCCGCCACCCGCGAGACAGCCCGGACCCTAGGCCGCCCAGGGGATGTCGTGATCCACGGACACACCCACGATTTCTCTCTCTGCACGATTGAGCACCTCGAGGCCAGCATCGTCGGAGTCTCGGCCATGTGCTGCATGGACATCAACAAAGCCGATTATGCGCTGCGCCGCCTAGCCACGACCAAGTGGTGCAACGGGTGGCTCCATGGGGTAATCGATGAGAAGACCGGCGACTGCAAGGTCTGGACAGCTCACCGCTTCCAAGGCAAGTTCATCTGCTCGACCGCTTACGACCTGATCTAATGAAGCCGAAGGACTACGCCGCCTTGCTGATGCGCAACCAGATTAGCGCGCTGCCGAACTGCGACGACTACACGCCAGAAGGTTGGGTCAAGACCACGGAGGTCATCCAGCTCCTAGGCTATAACACCCGCGCCGGAGTGTCCCTGCCGCTCGCCCGCATCGTCAAGGCTGGCTTCGCGGAACGGAAGACCGTCAGCCGCAATCGCTTCATCTATCGCTTGTCGCCCAAGTGCAAGACCTGGCCTGCCGCTAAGGCCGCAGCTGAGACCGCCCGCAAGTTCAAGGCCCCCGCCGGATGGGTCACCCTATCCGAATACGCCCGCAAGCACGACCGCACTGTCCGCGGCGTGCAATACCGCATCGACGGCACCTCCATCCCTGTCCGCATCCTCCGCAATCCGCGGAGCGTCCCCTACTACCGACAGTCAGACCTCGACCGCGTCTGTCGTTAAAGCATCTTGACCACGGGCACCCACGCCCACAAACCCCAACCCTCTCTTCCATGATCCCGCCGAATAACGTCGCCGCGGAACGCCACCTGCTCGGCGTCCTCCTACGCGAAGCCGCCCACCTACCGGGCGACCTCCAGCCTTCCGACTTCTTTGAGCCAGCCCACCAAGACATCGCCGCCGCCATGCTCTCGCTGGCCGTCGACGGAGTCCCGCCTGACGAACTGACAGTATCCCAGCGCTTACGCCAGGCTAACAGCCCGGTGACCGAAGCCACCGTCTCGCTCCTTGTAAGCGACGCAGGCCAAGCCACCTTCCGCTTGGAGCACGCCGACATGATCGCGGATGCGGCCATCCTCCGCCGTGCCCTGGTCGCCGCGGAACAGGCCACCGACCCCGACACGCTGCTCGACCATTATGCCACCATCGCCGAGACGCGCAAGGGGCGTAAAGCAAAGCACGGCCCGCAGCGCATGGACTTCGACGCGCTCATCTCGGCTGACCGAAAGAACGACCCAAACTGCATCCTCGGCAACCACCGCTGGCTCTGCAAGGGTGGCTCTCTCCTGATCGTCGGCCAGTCCGGCACAGGTAAGTCGTCCCTCATGATGCAGGCCGCCGTCCACTGGTGCATCGGCAAGGACTTCTTCGGCATCAAGCCTGTCCGCCCACTGCGGGCCATCGTGCTTCAGGCTGAGAACGATTTCCTCGACGTAGGGGAAGCCCTTCAAGACGTCATCGCCGGCGCCTACCTCGACAGTGACGAACGCTCTCAGCTGCGCGACCACCTCGCCATCTTCCGCGACACCGTCAGCACTGGCACGACCTTCACCTCTGCCCTGCGTGACCTCATCATCGAGCACAAGGCCGACATCGTCTTCGTCGACCCTCTCCTGTCCTTCGCGGGCATCGACGTCTCCGATCAGGAACAGGCGTCCAAGTTCCTGCGCCATGACCTCGCCCCCATCCTCCTCGAGACAGGCGCCGTCCTCGTGGCCATGCACCACACCGGGAAGCCCAAGGCCGCCTCCGACAAGGAAGGACACACCGTCGCCGACCTAGCCTACGCGGGCCTCGGCTCCTCCGAGTTCACCAACTGGTTCCGCGAGGTCGCCGTCCTCTTCCGATGCCAGGGCGAGGAACCGATCTACAAGTTCGGCCTGACTAAGCGCCGTGGCCGTGCCGGTCTCAAGGACCACGCGAACCAGTTCAAGGGCGAGATTTACATCCGCCACGCCGCCGAGAAGGGGGTCATCCGATGGGAATACAGCCAGCCACCCTCCGAAAGCCTACCCGACAACGCCCCAAGGGATGCCCATTCCAGCCCCGCCAAGGGGTCTCCAAGGCGTTTAGGTCTGTCGTAAGAGCAAGGACAGCCATAAGGCCACAAAAGACCGCCTAGGCCATCCTAGGCTTGACTTTGGATAAATCAATGACAGGGTAATGGACAACCTACTACACACCACTTTAACAAACCCTTTATCAATCCGTTAGAGGGGGACAAATACAAGATGCAGTCCCCCTCACCCAGTCCCTACGGCCTTGGCTGACGCCGGCCTAGGTCTGGGTCTAGAGGCAAGATACAGGGATACATTTCCACCACCATGAACAACCCGACAAAACCGCGCCGCCCTAGGCGCCTGAACAAAGCCGAGATCATCAAGGCTAAGGAACGTTACCGCGATATGTGGGCGTCCAATCGTGCCAGGATGCTCAAACTCGCTGAGCTAGGCCGCAAGGCCATCTCTGCCAAGCATGACGAACACAGGCTTTGGATGAGACAGTGGCTTGCCAAGTGTCCTTCGCACTTCAGCCGCGAACAACTCCGACGGATGATTGACCGTGACCGGGCCGAGGGCGACACGGCCAAGACCGAGTCCTACGTGAAGACCATGATCCGTTACGGCTACGTCAAGTTCGACGACTCGACGATGCTCTGGGAGAATATGTATTTCAAACTATGAGCACCGAGAATACTCAATGGCCAGGGATTGGGAAGCACATGACAGATGCGCTGGAAACATTCCCGGAAACGATGACCAAAAAAGATTTGGTTCTGCATTGTGCTAGGTATATCGCCGTTAATCCCGAGATATACATCACTCCTGAATGGCTGGCAAAACTGATGATGGATGACTCCTTTTTGCTTTCGAAGCGGAAGAAGATGATACCGGGAAGCAGGGCTTTTGTTTGGGTTAACGAGCACAAAAGGTTTCAACAAAACCCATACAGGCTAAGACTCTGACCTTTGCCACTTGCCCCGCCGTCAAGATGGTTGACGCTGTCGTGCGTGACACGCGCTAGGCTCAATGACCTGACGGCTCCGGCTAAGGAGGCCAAGTCGTTTGACGCTTGGTTCTTCGCTCAACCGAAGAAGGTCCAAGAGAAGATGCGTGAGAACGGCGTGCTACCTTACGCTGAGATGGCGCAACCTCGGCACGTCTTCAACATCGACGCCAACCATCCTGACTGGGCGTTCAACCCTACCGACATCGGCAGACGCGAAGAGGTCGACGCCTTCATCTCTCGCGATCATGTAGGCGTGATGCTCAAGGGCTTCATGGATGCGCTGGCCTGCACGGATAACTTCGCCTTCCGTCGACACGTCGAGCTGATACGCTGGGCGCTGAGTCTGCCCGGCTGTCTGTCGTCTCGCCTCATCGGTAAGATGTATGGACGATCCCATTTCTGGATGCGTGCCAGGGCTAAGGAGATCCAGCGCACGGTGAACTCCGACGCGTGCGGTCTGTTTCCTCATGTGAATGCCAGACGCGGCAAGAATAAGGTGACCGCCCCCCTGCCCCCTGCCACGCCCAAGCGATGAAAACGGCCCATACCCCCCCTTTCAGGAGTCTCCTCAGACCCCCCCGCTTCACGCGTGGCCCGACACCACGAAGGTTTTTCGTGGGGTCAAAGAGCGGAAACAGGCCGTTTAACAAACCATGGCTCTAACCAACTCAGAACTGGGTTTGGCGCTCGGCGTCACCGCGCAACGCATCTCGGTCCTTCGACGCGAAGGCATGCCGACCGACAGCATCGACGCGGCTCGGGCATGGCGAGAAGCCCGGGCGAACGTGCAGCGGGCCGCGGCACCGAAGGCCGCACCGGCTCAGCTCGACGACGGCTCCCTGGCTGACACGATCGGCGAACATCGGACCTTGGTCAGTCGTGCGCGTGGCGTCTGGCAGGCCGCGATGGAAGGGGGCGACCCTAACCAGGGGAAGTACCAGTCGAGTTATAACGCCTCCCTCAAGACGCTAATGGCCCTTGAGGAAGAGCAGGAGCGTCGGCTCATCCTGACCAAGGATTACATTTCCGCCAAGGAAGCCACCGAGGCCATGCGCGACATGACCGCAGGCATCGTCAACCGACTCGACAAACTCGCCCTCGACGTGGCCGAAGGATGTAACCCCGAGAACCCTGCGAAGGCCGTCAAGGTGCTCGAGGCTTGGGTGCGCCGCGTGAAGGCCGACCTCTCATCGAACGATGAATAGCAATGAGTTACTTTGAACCGCCACCTCAAACCAAGTTCAACGTCCTGAACTTAGGTGCAGGCGTGCAGTCATCTGCCTTGGCTCTTATGGCGGCCAAGGGCGAGATCGGACCGATGCCAGACTTCGCCGTGTTCGCTGACACGCAGGCCGAGCCTGCAAGCGTCTACAAGTGGCTCGACTGGCTTGAGACTCAACTGCCGTTTCCGGTCATCCGTGTGACCAAGGGAAACCTTACTGAGGAAATCCTGAAGGTCAGGACAAAGGAGAAGTCCCTCTATTCAGACAAGCCGATGACCTATCTTCGTACGAACATCCCTGTCTATGGACTTACTCCGTCAGGTGAGGTCAAGCCAGCACTCGGAAGGGCTTGCACCGCTGACTTCAAGGTCGGCCCTATTATCAAAGAAATCCGCAAGCGCTGCGGCATCAGGCACGGACAGAAGAAAATCACCGTAACCCAATGGCTTGGCATATCCTACGACGAGATGCAGCGCATGAAGTTACCGAGAAATCCGTGGACTCAGCACCGCTGGCCTCTCATCGAGAAGCGGATGACTCGATCCCATTGTAAGGACTGGATGGCTCGGAACGGATACCCAGAGCCGCCACGATCCGCTTGCTACTATTGCCCATTCCACGACGACGAAGAATGGCGACGCCTAAAGACCGATGACCCGGAACACTTCCAGAAAGCCGTCGAGTTCGACGCCACCTACCGACGACTACAAAATGAGAACCCAGGAGGGCTACGCATTGAGGTCTATCTGCATAAGTCCTGCAAGCCGCTCGACCAAGTGGACTTCTCCGATAAGGACGCAGGCCAACTTGGCTTTAACTTCAAATCAGAGTGCGAAGGGATGTGCGGTCTATGAACAAGGCTGACTTGCTCCGCGTAGGCCGTGACGTCTTGCGTCCGTCTGACTCGGGCGACGTGGTGGAGTGGCTCGAGTCCAACGTCCACGCCATCCCTGACTCACCGATGCCCGGTCCGTTCCGCTCCGAGCGCACGCCTTGGGTGGCCGAGGCCCTACGCATCGCCGCCGATCCCGAGACGAAACTCCTCACCGTCCTCGCCAGCATCCAATCGGGCAAGTCCCTCTTCGCCCGCCTGCTCACCTGTCACATCATCGCCAACGCTCCCGGGCCGACGATGGTGCTTCAGGCCACCGACCCCGAGGCCAAGGATTTCGCCCTGCGTTACCTCCGCCCGGTCTGGAACAACTGCCCGCCGGTGAAGGCGCGTCTTTCGGGCGACGACCTCGACCGCTCGACGACCGCGGACTTCGACCGCATGACGCTCTACTGCCGCGGCATCTGGAACGAGGCCAACCTTCAGCGCCTGTCCCTGCGATACACCATCGCCGACGAGTGTTGGATGGCTCCGCCCGGACACTTGGCCGAACTGAGCGCGCGCGTGACGGCGTTCGGCTGGATGGGCAAACGCATCTTCTTATCCCAGGGCGGACGGGCTGGGCAGGAGTTCCATCAGCTGCACGAGACGACCGACCAGCGTGACTGGAACATGAGGTGCCCGAAGTGCGACCACCTTCAGCCATGGGTCTGGGAGCAGATCAGGTTTCCCGAGGACGCCAAGGCCACGGGCACATGGGACTTGCACAAAGTCAGCGTCGGCACGACCTACGAGTGCGCGGCCTGTCGGACGCACCTCCCTGACACAAACGCCAGCCGACTCGAAGCCAACGCCCGTGGAACTTTCGTGGCCACATCGGTCGCGGCCAACTCCGGGCACATCGGCCTGCATTGGAACAGCCTTGCGACGATGAGCTGGGGCGAGCTGGGCGTCCTGATGCTCAAGGCCAAGGAATCCGTCGACCAATACGGCGACGAAGAGCCGCGGCGCATCTTCAAGCAGAAGCGGCTGGCCATGCCCTGGAGCGAAGAGGGCGGCGAGATGGTGGCGCTGGCGGAGGCCGCCAACTACAAGATGGCCGACCCTTGGGACGCGGAGGCCGCGATCACCCCGAAGGCCCGCGTCGTCGAGCAGAAGGACGCCGTGCCGGGGAGCATCCCTTTCCGCACGATGGGTGTCGACGTCCAGCGTGGCCACTTCTGGGTGACTGTCCGCCGCTGGGCCAAGACCGGGCATAGCCGCCTCATGGCCTTCGCCCGCATCGACTCATGGGGCAACGTCGAAGCCTTCGCCAAACAACACGGCGTCCATCATGCCATGGTGCTCGTCGACTCCGGCGACAACACGACCGAGGTCTACCGCGAGACAGCCAAGCGGAACTGGAAGACGGCCAAGGGCTCTGGCTCCGACGACTTCGCCGTGACCGACAAGTCCGGCAACACGACCCGCCGCTTCTATTCCGAGAAGCAATCCATCGTCGTCCCTGGCATCCCGCAGCGGGCCATCCTGATCGTCCACAGTGCCACCGCCGGCAAAGACCTCCTCCACGGCCTGCGGGCCCGCCGCGTCTGGTCCTACGCCCTCGACGCAACCGAGGAGTATGCTTCTCAGCTGAGCGCCGAAGTCCGCGTAAAGGACAAGCGGACCGGAAAGCCCATGTGGATACTTCCCCAGGGCAAGAAGGACAACCACGCCATGGACTGCGAAATCCTCGCCCTGCTGGCCGCCGTCCGCTGGGGCATCGCCGGGCGGGAAACTGCCGAAACCGACTTGCAACCGTCATGACCCTTGGCAGACTTTCCTCAAGGGTACGCCGTTTAGTGTCGTGGGAGGAAGAGACCTATGGCGTGGGCTGGGCGGCGTACCCCCTCTCGGGCTTCCATTCTCGGCAAGTTTAAATGGCCTCTGGACTCTTTATCGGACTTACGGAGTGCGAACTCCTAGACATCAAAGCCAAGGCGGTCGCCATGATCACCGAAGGTAAGACCCTGATGTCCTATTCCGACTCCGGCTCGTCCGCGTCCAAGCAGTTCGCCATGCCCCCGAAGGAGATGCTCGCCGAGGCCATGTTCGCCCTGAGCCGCCTCGACCCTTCGACCTACGGCGCTCGTCGCACGATCATCTCGACCGACTGGCAGAACCGTCAGGACTAACTTTCCATGGCAATCCGCAAGAAGATTAAGACCGTCAGCCTGCGTCCCAAGCCGGTGACGCCTGCCCCGTCCGCTCCGCAGCCGCAAGCCTCCTACGGCGATTGGCAGTCCATCGGCGTGACGCGTGCCCGCCGTGCGGCCTACGGCGCTGAACCGCGTGACCTTCGCCGTGACCTGACCCCTTACGACCGCCTGACGATGGTGCGCAAGTGCCGCTGGGCCGAACGTAACTCCGGGCTCTTCAAGCAAATCCTTGCGGACATCTGCCTTTACACGGTGGGCGACGGCATCAAGCCGCAGAGCCACGCGTCGACCCCTGAGATGCAGGAACGCTATGAGGCTTACTTCGCAGAGAAGGCCAAGCGCATCGACATCACGAACCGCTTCTCGTTCTACCAGGCTCAGTCCATCCTTCTCCGCGGCATGATCCGCGACGGTGACTCGTTCGCCGCCAAGGTCCGCAACGGCGCCGGCGAAGCGAAACTCCAGCTGATGGAAGCCCACCGCGTCGGCGACCCTCTCGAAGGCAAGGTGCCCGAGGGTATGCACGACGGCATCCAGTTCGGTCCGTATGGCGAATACATCGCCGTGAACATCTACCGCTCCGACGGCTCATCCCGCCAAATCCTCGCTCAGTCGATGATGATGGTGGTCGACCAGGAGTATGCGTCCGGCGCCCGTGGCGTGCCCCTGCTCCAGCACTCCATCAACTCCATCCAGGACGAGATGGAAATCCTCGCCCTCGAGAAGCAGGCCGTGAAGGACAACGGCGACGTGACCCGCATCATCAAGAAGGCGGGCGGCATCCTCGACGGAGACATGGCCAACGAACTGGGGGCGACCGGCACAGGCTCCTACGCCAACCTCGCCAACACGATGGGCGGCAAACTCATCGCCCTTGAGCCCGGGGAGGACATGACGTCCTTCCAGAGCAACCGTCCGAACGCCACCTTCACCGGCTTCCTCGCGGCGCTGGAACGCGACATCTCCCAAGGCGTTCTGCCTTACGAGTTCGTCGGCGACTCCTCCAAGCTGGGCGGCGCCACCGTCCGCCTCATCACCGCCAAGGCTGGCCGCGTGTTCTCGAAGTATCAGACCATCATGATCGAGAACTTCTGCGTCCCGACGTGGGGTTACATCATCGGCCAAGGCATCGCCGCCGGCGAACTGCCTGACGACCCGGACTGGAACCGCGTCTCCTGGACGACCCCGAAGTCCGTCACCGTCGACGCTGGACGCGAAGCCGCGAACGACCGTGCTGACGTCGAGATGGGCCTGCTGTCCATGTCTGAGCTCTACGCCCAGCGCGGCCTAGATTTCCGCACCGAGATGGACAAGCGGGCTTCCGACATGGTGCACATCAAGGACTTGGCCGCCAAGTACGGCATCCCCTTCGAACTGCTGTTCCGTCCGTCCAACACCCCGGTTGGCACGATCAGCGGCGACGTCATGGAAGGCCCTGAGGCCACCGAGGTCGAACCCGAAGAGGACGACATGGAAGATGACGACTCCGACATAACCCCCGACCAACCCGCTTCCTAATTTCATTATGCGTTTCCTTACCAACGGACTGTCGGGCCGCGAGCCCCTCCTCATCGACCCGACCAAGGCGAAAGACCATGCGGTCCTCGCCGAGAAGTTCGGCTTCACCGATATGCTCGCGCAGCTCTTCGGCGTGGCCCCCAAGCCCTACGTCGTCGATGGCATCGGCATTATCCCGGTCGTGGGCGTGATCGGCAAGGGCTTGTCCCCGCTCGAGAAGATGATGGGCGCCGTGGACGTTAACGAAATCTCCGAGGCTCTGGACGCGTTCGCCGCCAGCCCCGATGTCGAGAAGGTCGCCCTGCAAATCTCTTCCCCTGGCGGCACGGTCACCGGCGTCGAGGAACTCGCCAACAAGGTCCGCTCCTTCGGCAAGCCTACCCTCGCTTACACGGACTCCGAGATGGCGTCCGCTGCCTATTGGATTGGCTCCGCTGCCGACCGCGTCGTCGCCAGCCCTTCCAGCACCGTCGGTTCCATCGGCGTCTACATGGCCATCCCTGACTACTCCGAAGCCGCCAAGATGGCCGGCATCAAGATGGTCGTCATCAAGTCCGGCAAGTTCAAGGGTGCTGGCATCGAAGGCACGAGCCTCGACGAAGGCCAGATGGGTAACCTCCAAGAGGGCGTCGACACGATCCACGCCGAGTTCAAGGAAGCCGTGAACATGAAGCGCAAGATGGTGAAGGCCGAGGCCATGGAAGGTCAGGTCTTCTCCGGCAAGCAGGCCGCCGCCCAGGGCTTAGTGACAGGCTTGGCCGACTCTTTCAACGACGCCCTGCGTTCGTTCTAATTCCATTAACCGCAAATCTAAGATGACCATCGAAGAGCAACTCCTCGCCGCCACCGCTTCCGTCTCTGGCCTCACCGCCGAACGCGACGACCTCCGCACGACTGTGGAAAAGATGACGGTCGGCGTCTCTGCCGAACTCGAAAGCCTTAAGGTCGAAGCCGCGTCCAAGGACGCCAAGCTCGCCGAGCTGAGCGCCGCCCTCGAAGTGGCTGTCAAGGAGTCCGAGTCCTTCAAGGCCCTCGTCGCCGAACATGAAGCCAGCAAGGTCAGCGCCTCCAAGGAAGCCGCC